GTCGATGACATCCCGAGCCGCCATCCAGAGGCGGATGTACAGGGCTGTACCTACGTTGAACTCTATGAGAGTATCGTATTGCAATACGAGCTTCACGGTAGGGTGGTCTGGTAAGTTGAACTTTACCTGGAGTTTTTCGTTTTTATATTCCATCACTGCGCCTTTCTGCGCTATTAGAGCCCCACGCTGGTTCGGTTAGCCGCGCCATCGAAGGTCAGATCCGCGCTCCAAACCTGCATATCGTCAGCATTACCGGAGAATTGCACATTGCCGGGGAACACCTCGCCGTTGTAATATTTGAGCCCGTTATATACCTCATAGGTCTTGCTGATGCTTGTGCGCGCGGTCGCCAGCGGGCCGAAAATCCCCTCAGTGGTGCTGTTCACCCAGCCGTTCAGCGAGACGGTCTTGCGGTGTACGCCGGGTAAAACCGTGCCATCCGAATCGCCCATGCCAACGTCTTCTAAGAGATTTAATATCCCCTGGAGCGAATCTTGATTGACGCTCCCCGTGATGGCGGTCAGCGTTCCCGAGGCATTGTCGATCTTGATGACCTTTGATTTATACGTCTGGTGAGCCATTTTTTTCCTCCCTAATTTCTAATCTGTGAATGTGATTTCTGTTTCTTCCTTCCATTCAACTGCTACTTCCTGCTTGAGCCAGGATGGGCCATCGGCGCTATCCTTCCACATCTCCGTAATAACTGGTATTGCTCTTACGGTCGCGTCGGTAATTGCCGAGCTATTCAGCCTGCGCTCGGGCATCAGGGCATTCATTACATCGGCGACCGCGGTGTACAGGTTGGCTTGGGTGGTTGCGTCATCGGTGTATCGCTGCCAGACCTCAGCCACTGTGATATAGGTCGCCATGTAAATGATTGGTGAGATCCACAGCACTGACGATTCGCCTGGTCTGAGGATAACGTACGTCCCCTTTGTGCCCTTGCCCGAATTAAGCACCTTCCAATTGGCGCGGGCGGTATTGTTGGCCGCGAAACTATCATCTGCCCGCAGAACCGTCAATATTGCTGCCTCGCCGGTCGAATAGCTCATGGATTGTCAAACAGCCCGCGCGCGAACTTGGGCTGCTCCAATGCAGAATCGTCCGGGTCGGCGCGGTCTGCTTGCGCGGTCTGCCCGGTGAATGCCAGCCCATCGCTCAGCCGATAATTTTCGGTTACCCCCAAGCGCTTGAACCCGAGCTCGGCTTGTTTCACAAAGACAAGGGCATCGGCATTCAGGCTGACAAATCTCGCCGCGCGATTGCCCTCGCCCTCGCCATAGCCCGTGCCGCGCTGGGTAAGCTCTATATAAGCCACCGCTTTAGAGACTACCCAATCATCCAGCGATAGTTTTGCCGTGCTGTTCGTCACCGGCGTTTTCAGGCCACGGGTATTCAGGGCTGTGTTCAGCGCGCCGCTTGCGCGGTCGATGAATTTCTCGACTTCAGTCAACGTCGGGCGCGTGGCATTGCCAAAATTGTTCTCCCCATCCAGCAGGTGGCGGGTATAGGCCAAGACTTCGGCAACTGTGCCATAGCTATCGCCTCTGAGCGTCATGATTTACCTCGCCGGCCCTTCACGGTAGGCCATAATGCTGATAGTCGCGCTCCCCGTGGACCGCTGGAATTTAAGCTGCGATGTACCGTTGTATCCCGAGAAGCGGAATGGTGCCAGGTCTTTGGGGATAATTACCCCGGTGGTCAAAGTCGGATCGGTACCATCCATCCGATATCTGGCATGGTTAGTTTCCACACCGATATCCAGCACGGTTCCGCCCCGGCAGGTGGAGTTGACAGCAACCGCGGTGCTGTTGGACAATGTGGATTTCTGAAAACCTACCGGGATCAGCCCGGCATGTGCGAAACGATTAGGCGGCATTTTTTACTCTCCTTTGTTGGCGTTTCGGTTTCTCCGCTGCGCCTGCATAAACAGTCATAACCAGCCTTTGCTGGTCTATAATTACTTCATCAAATCGCCCGCCGTCTGGCTCCCATTCTTCGCCGGGACGATAGATGCGTCCCCCATACTTGAACGGCTTTTTGACGATATAGCTAACCTCTCTCATGAATTTCTTTCCTCTCGATAAATTTATCCCGCTGTTCGTCGAGCGTCTCAATGTGCCGCCTGATAGCAGGCGAGTATTCCCCCGTGCTGGGTTTCATGCCAGCCCAAATCACGGTAATGGCCTGCGGTTTGCGCCACATTTTCGCGCCGCAAATGCCGCAAACATGCACCCCCGTAAATAGCATCGGCTCGGTGAATGACATATAATGACGGTGCTCGTCTGTGTAGATGTATATCGGCATTATATTTCCCCCATCACTATTTTATCATAGTTTGGTTATACTTAAAATTCTTCCTCTTTTCTGGAGGTATCCAAAGCGGATGACTACTCAATGATTGATATTCCACTTCATACGGATGGAGTATCCTGTGGCGCTGATATTGATCCCAATAGGCATATTTAATGACCGATATAGGCGCGTCCAGTTGCGGGTAGCGCAGCCGCTCGATCGGCTCACCATCCCACTCAATCCGTGCCTGGCTGGCGATAATTTCCTCTATTGGACGCCGTACCAGAACCACAGCCATATCATCATTGAATTGGCCGAACACATGAGCATAAGCACACAACGCGGGCGCCTGGATGATAGTCGGATAACCCAGAAACGTGCGCAGTTTATACAGGCTATCGGCAAATAATCGTTTCTCGTCTACGTATTCTTTGCCTGTATCCTGGGCAATCATCTGTGCTACGATCCTGGTGCCCGAGCGTTGTGGACCCGTCACTATGATCGAATAGTATTTGGTGAGTTTGCCAAAATCGGCGGGAGCTAGAATATTGGGCCTCCACACGCCCAGCCCGCCAATGGAGGGCACAATGTATTGCACGTCATGAGTAATCAGGATGCGCGCGTTCGCCTGCTCTGCGGCATATAGAAATCGGTAATCATCCTGTATGCCTTCAGTGAACCATAAATCATATTGCTTTCTGAATGCGTGCCTGACAGCAAACGAAATGCCCGTCTCGCCGCGCGTTATCTTGTCCACACCAGGCGAAGGTCGTAAAACCCCGGTATTCATTATTCTGAAAGTGAACAAGATGATATCTTGATTCGGCGCATATCTCCGCAATTTTTCGGTATAGGTGGGCAATACATAATCGTCATCATCTACAAATGCCAGCCATTCCCCAGAGGCGTATTTGATAGCCTCGTTCCGGGCTAATCCACAATTGTTTGTGGGCTCATCCTGACGATATACCTGTATGCGGGGATCCCCAGGGTTATAGGTAATTGCCACGCCATCGAACAGTATCACTGCATCCCAATCCGGATCGGTTTGTGCCAGTAGGCTATTGATTGTGTGGTGCAGGCTATCCCGTCCGATAGTCGGCACGATAAAAGTTACGAAAGCCATTGATCGTACCTTTCCTGCATCCAGTCCTGGTATCTGACATTCTGCCCCAACACGTCCGAATAGCTCTCCCGCTGCACTGCAAGCATGGGTATGGTGATAAAGCAGTTATGATAGGGTATGATCTCGAATTCATAGTACATATCGTTATGCCCGTATTTAATGGCGAGATCCGCGTTTACTGCTAGTAGTAGGTCATACATGCTATCCCGGACAATGATAGCGTGGGTCGACCGCGCCCCCGTCAGCCGCGCCAGGTTCGTGCTTATCTGCCGCATGGGATGTTCGATGTTGGCTCCCAGATAGAGCATATCCCAATCCGGCGGGAGCTGCTCTGCCGCTTGGCGGAGTATCGGCCCAGGCTGGTCAATGAATTTGACATCATCTTCTAGTATCAAGGTGCTCTTGTATCCTGCCCGGATCGCTCGCCTGAGCACCTCGGCATGGCTCAGATGGCAACCGATACAGGCATTGCGGCGCGGGTCATCTGTACCCTGGTAAACCACACCGGGAATGCGCTCGACCTCCAACCCCACCCGCTCGAACTCCGCTTTCGCCAACTGCCAGCGATCCGGGCGGCTATCCAGGTTGATACAGTAGGCGTGCTCAAACATCGCGCACCGCCAGGGGTTCTACGCCTGCCTTGTACTGCACCAGGTCGGCCGGGTAAACTTTATCAATCCATTGATAGGCTTGCATATAATCTACGCACTCGACGCTGTATTTCTCTGCCAGGATGGATAATACCGATTGCTCCCAGCGGTGAGCCTCGAAGTCGGGCAGGTTGGGCAGTCTGCAGGCGTTAGGCTCCTCCGTGACGATATGGGGATCACGGCAATACTCCAGGTACTCAGATAGCAGGTTGTGGCTATATGACCACTTACTATAGCCCTGGATGACTGACCAGACCTGCCGTGCACCGTGGTAGCGCGAATTATCCGCATCCATTAGGACAAACGCATCCCGTTTGGTCCAACGGGAATTAGCATGCTGAGAGTATTTAATCAAGAATACTCCCTGGCTGGCTATCTGCGCCTGAAACGCCGTCTCGAAGCGCAGGTAATCCAGGAAGCGCAGATTGCTATCGCAGTATAGGATAAACTTCGCCCCGGATTGCAGAGCGCGTTGGATGATGAATGGTTTCCATAAAAAATAGCCGTGGTATTTGGCATAGCGGAATACTTGGGGATTATCCTTGTAGAAAGGCTGCTTTGCCAGCCATTCGGCCGTGTAGCAGTGATAATTGCCGAAGTGATCAGCATACATCGCCTCGAACTCATTCGCCAGGCGGCGGTGAATAGGCGTAGCGGCAAACGTTATGACAGTGACTTGATCCAGCATTTGTAATCGCCCCAGGCAGCAAAATCATAGTAATAGTCCAGGCGCTTTTCTGCAAAGCCGTATTTATGGATTGCCAGGTTGATAGCATCGGTATAATCATGCACATCCAGCGAGAGCCAATAATCTACCACCTCGCTTGACCAGGTCAGCGTACCCCAGGCGGCCATTTCCCTGCCTGCCAACTCTGCGGATTTATTGATAACCTTCTCGCCGTCGATCACGCCGAAGCGCTCGGGCATAGTCGTGATGTGCGTACCCAACACGAACGGTTTACCGGGCAGATTGCAGAACGCATCCTCTGGTATCAGCGTATCGGCAAAGGCCATAAAGTTATAACTCTCGCGGTAGGGAAAGCTCGCTTCCAATGAACCGAATATATCATGGTGCATGTTTCTATTGATGACGAAGAAGATATTTAGATCGTTGTATTTCGTCTTACTGAAATGGGTCGCGTGTACGCCTGCTTTCTCTGGCGCCGTTACGATGCAGATACGCTCGCAGCCCCCCGCGGTCAGCGCCTCTACCGCGCTATCAATCAGCCAACGACCATCGCCGAGGGGCAGTAGCTCTTTATAATAGCCGCCCCAGCGCATCCCCTTTCCCGCCGCGGGAATGATACCTAACATTATGTCCCCCTCCGAAATACCATGAGTGTATCTGCCAGCCAGTAGCAGTTAGTTGCTGCTCGCCGCAATTCTGCCTCTGCCTCAAGATCGTTAGAATAACCCAAACTAGCGAATATCCCCTTAATGTACTCATTGCTACGGCAATTTACATGCCCGTCACCGCCCTGGTCGGGGATAGCCCAGCTCAGGACAATTCCCCGCTCATTATGCCGGTGCAGGTTGTTGATGAATATTCTTTCGTATTTTGGCGGAATATGCTCACCCACCTCCAGGGATAGTACCCAATCAAACTTATCCAGATGTTGGGGCCGCGAAAAATCTGCTCTCCCGCATTGTCCTTCACTTAGAAGATGTGTGTGCGGATTACCATCATAGCCCAGGCAAAACCTTCCTCCCCGCCTGAGGTACCGGGTATAAAAGCCCGTACCACATCCCACATCCAGAATAGTTAAAAAATTCTTGGGTTCATGTTTGAAAAATGATAGCAGGGCTTCGGCTATGCTCTCATCAACGCCATGCCCCTCGTCAGTCTCGTTTTCCCAATAACCACGCGGGTTGATTTTCATACTCTTATCCATTCCGACGGCAAGCGGTCATCGCTTGTCTCGCCCACTACATAATTATTTGGAGCAATCACGCGTTTATCCAGGTTGCGGTTCAGGTACGCCGCCCACCAACTAAAAGATGAGTTGGCAATGATATTATCCTGGCAGCGGCTCATTATGTGCATGGCATCAATTGGGTCTTTGATATGGCAGTAAACTACGCCCTTGAAATGCTTACGACACCACTCAATATCGTCCGAGAATACCAGATACGGTCCTTCGATAACCCTCATGGCCTCCCGGTAGTAATCCGGCCACAGATCGAAATGTACGTTTCTTCGCTGCTCGTAATCTCCGCGCCTGACGTGTATGCTGGTATAGGGCAGTGACGTGGTATTGCCTACAAAAGCAAAATACACGGTTTGCAACTGATGTTTGATATTCTCGAAGTAGCGCCAACTCTGGAAATAGCCATGTAGATTCCAGTTGATTTGTGGGTCCAAAACGATTTCCCTATATCCCGCCCCCTGCTCCTCATATAGCTGCCATTTGTATCCATGCAGCGAGTCTCGCCTTCTTGATTGCGGAATTTCTAATTTGAAATGGCGCGCATATTCCCACGGCGGGAACACACAGGGCAACCCAATCCGGCGCGCAATCCCCATTGTGCTGGCAATCTGGAACATCTGATTGCCGAGTCTGCCATATCCGCCCAAATCAAGAAAAGTAATCATATCTCCAATAATGCTTTCCACTGCTTGGCGGATTGTTCGATGTCGAAGTCTCTTATCAATCGAGAATATCCCTCAGAGGCCTCGTGATTACGTAGCCCGGAATCGGTCGCCAGCTCATAAAGATAATCGTAATCCTGGCAATCGCAAGCCGGCAATCCACAGGCCCAGGCGGTCAATAGTTTATTGTTGGATTTCACCGCGCCCCAGGGGCCGGGATACGGGGGCACAATAGCGATATCATGGGCGGCGATAATCTGGGCCTCCCGTTCTAATTGCCAGGGCACAAAATACACCGGGAAACTGTTGGTAAACTCCCATTGTTGAACGCGGTCATCCATGATGGTGAGCTCGATATTTATACCATTGGTGGCCAATCGCTCCAACGGCATTACGGCAGCGAACAGGCTTATGCGATTCTGCCCCGCGCCGTACCAAATCAGGCGTACAGGATTGGCATGACTGTGATATTTGATAGCCGGGTAATGGCCCAGTTTGATCCGATCGGGAATCGTAATCGCCTTTGCTCTGCCGTACCAGATATTGAAATCGTCGGTAAGTGCCTGGTTGCTGGTGACTATCCCGGTCGATAAGTCTGCCATATAGCGGGCATTCTTGGGGTCCAGCCAATGCACCGGATCACACAAGTCCCACCACACCTGTTTCCCCTCTTCGATTTGCCTGGATATGCCATCGGGGTTGATTGTCTTTACATAGACATAGACATCATAATCATCCGGGATCTCCCGCTTGATTTCCTGCCATTGTGCGCCGGGAATATATTCGGCGGGCCAGGCGGCGCGAAGGCGGGTGCTCGCCCATTGGAGCGGACCGGGGGCAATAAACAAAATGCGGGGGGCTTCTATCGGTAAAGTCCAGGTGCCAAAGCCAGGATCGGGGTTAGGATAAAGATAGGCTGTCATTCTAGTAATCTCGCTTTCTGGTCTTTAAATCTGCGCCGCTCTCTCAATACGTACTCATGTGTATCTTTGCGCCCCTTTTCCAGTTGCGCAGGCGAGAACTCCATATATTCCCGGATACTGAGGGGATAATCAACTATGTGGCCCGGCGATATGTTGGCATCCCCAAGTAACTGATAGCCAGCTTTCAGCGCGTACACCGGAAAACGAATATCACTGCCTATAATGTCGCGGTCACAGCGCAGGGGTACTATTTCGCTTTCTAGCGCTGCTACATAATCCTTCAGGGCCGCGCGCACGATGTTGGCGCTTGGTTTTTCATCTACTAATGCCCGCAACCCTCGTATGGCGCGCATGATCTCGCCCAGATCATAAGGCCAGACATCCATGTCGTCCTCAAGCACGTACCACTCGCCCTTCAACACTTTCCTGGTAGCCGCAATAACATCGCGGTGGATGAAAATGCAGCCCCAGCCGCTCGCGCCGATTGGGTGCAATCTGTCACGGGATGGCAGTCCGATCCAGGGTTCCAGGGGCCAAACGCCCTTATAGGGCCGATACCAAACAGGCGCGATCGGATCGGTCAGGCGCCGCAAATAGAAGCCGGAAATATAGGGTTTATTTAGTGAGCGGAAATGGGCAACTGTCTCAGGTTGAAACACCATGTCTTGATCCAGCAGGCAGATAAAGTCATGGTGGGTTGCCATAAATGCGTCGATATGGCGCTGGCGCGCCTCGAACCCCTTTGTAGCGCGCACGTATTGAATAGAATCGCCCGGCCTGCGCACGATTGCCTCTATGGTGTCGCGTGCGCTACCATATTCCAGGTCCGAGCCTACCACGCCTATATATACAGTCTCGTGTCTTGCCATGTTGTCTCCGGGGTGGTCGGAGACAGGAGCCGCCCTACCTGAGGATGACCACCCCACCCGCAGGCGGAGCGGCTCCCATCGCCGTCGTCAGCAAAGCTGGCAGTTATGTCGGTATCACCGAAGTAACGTTCAAAAATTTCCAGGTTGTGCCAGTCGTGTTGACCAGGATCGCGTTGCGTCCGGTGCTATCGGTCAAGAACGTCCATTTCGCAGCAGAACGCGCCGATGGCTTGGCAGCCACGGTCGGGAAAGCAAATCCGGTGCTATTCTCGGTGATGTAAGAGGTCTTACCCGAGATAGCCAGCCCACCCGCCAGTTTCAGCCCGGTACCGGAAGCTGTCAGCAGATCAGACGACGTGGAGTAATCCTCGAACATCATGCCCCCGCTAACTGGAACATCCACCCGCTTTTTGGCGAACAATCCCCTAGATGAGTTTTGAGGTCTAGCCATAGCCACACCTCCTAAACTACGTCAAGCCAGATATAGCCCAGATCAGCAGCGACCACTTTTTGGTCCCATGCCTCTGAAAGCTGGAGAATATCCGATTTCACAGATTGATCGCGGTAAGTCACGATGGAGCCCGTTCCGCCACCGCCAGCCCACGAGAAGGTCTTGCCCGCGGTAGCTCCCATCACACCAGCGCCAGGATTGGAATAGATCAGCAGCGCGTCATCGTCGATGATTGCCGAATAACTGGCAGATTGGGCCTCGTTGGCCGAGTTGTAAAATCCCATCGCCACCAGGTATTGCTCGACGCCCAGAATTCCGGGAATTGCAACCTGCATCGTTGCGGCGGTTGCCGCCTGAACGTGTTTGATGCGGTCGATCATATCCGGATGCAGCATCAATGCCTGATTCACGATTTCGCCCACGATCAGCATATTCGGAAGATAACCCGTATTGCCCGAAACAGTACGCAGCCCGGTCTGTATGTCATTAGCCGGATCGCCGGCAGTGAAGTCGTCCCAGTCCGTAACGCTGTTGTTATCGGTGTTATCCCATACGGATGCGGCCATAAAGTCGGCGGCCCAAGCGCGCTCTTTACGGATCAGCGATTGCTGCGCCAACCAGGAAAGCCCGATGCGCTCCAGGTCCAGCGGGAGCTGTGAATTTGCCTTGTTCTCATCTGGGACTGGGTGTTCCAATCCCCAGAGCTGTACGGCATAAGTAGCCGTTTCCACGCCATAACCGGCGCGTTCGAACACACCACCTGGGGCACGCCGCTTGACCTGGTCCAGGAAAGAGTATTTCTTAGTCAGGATGTAGTAAGTCCCACTATCCTTCTCCACCGGAACGGCGGGAAAGGCGCGGGAGGCCACAAAGCGGCTATCCGCCTGCATGTATCCGACGAGAATACCAGTCAGGACGGGATCAACTGCTTGCACATCATTTTTGGTAGGTATCATTGTTTAATCCCTCCTTTTAGAAATTGTGGATACTGAGCTGAACGCGGATAAGATCGCCCGCGGATGCGCTGGCATCAATCGCGAAACCGAGCACTCGGTCGTTTGCGGAAGTTGTGGTCTTTGCGCGCCCGGTGGTGGAGCATGCAACTTTGTCATTCCGGCTAACAGAAGCCTCTGCCAGAACTTTCGCAATCCCCGCGAATTGGTAAAGCGCCTCCTCGCCAGCAGCGGGATCATTCAGCAAAACCCCAACAATCCCATCAGTGGCGGCTGCGCCTACAATGACCTCGCCGGCAGTAGAAGCCAGCTTGACAATCTTATATTGGCTGGCCG